GGACGCTGAAGCAAATCCTTGGGGAGATGCTGTTCCCGAAGAGCTTCCAGTCACTAACCACAGTAAATGTATGCCGATGGATCATTTACTTCATGTGGTCAGTAAAAATCTCCTCTATATGTGCTATGAAGATGAAGGCAAGACCAAATTTGTGAATGCCTTTTTCACTGATTCTAACATGGCCATTATTCCTCACCACGTCTTGTCAGAGGAGACCAGAAAGTACACCTTCTTTCGCAGAGGTGCACACATTTCTGGTTCGAGATTTCACGAGTTGTTGTCTCTCAAGGACGTGGTTGCCTGGGTTGATGACGATATGTGCACTGTTCAATTGTGCAATTCCTCCCCAGGCCGCGATTTGCGCAAGTATTTGCCAATTGAACTCCCTGAAAAGGTACCATTCCGTATGATTTGGAAGACCCGTGACGGTGAAATGCTCACCTATCGTGGAATTGCCAAATTAGGAAAGGTCAACAATGGTCTCCGCAAGTTTATTGGTTACACCTACGATCTTGATGGTGAGACATTCCGTGGCATGTGTGGTGCTATCATGGTATCTGATACCAAGCATCCTCAAATCCTCGGTTTCCACATTGGTGGCCTAAGCGGTACTCCCCATGGTTGCGCTATCGCGTTAACTGCTCAGAAGATTCAAAAGTATTCTGCTAAGTACTTCGACCAACACATCTCTGCTCTTCGCCACATCAATGAAGGCACTGTGTATGAAGCCCATTACGGTATTTCATGGTTTGAAGGAAGCCAGATCCACCCAAAATCTGGCCTTAACTTTCTTCCCGCAGATTCTAATATTCGATACTTCGGCTCTTGCATTGGAAGAGCGACCTATCATTCCGAGGTTGTTCCTACACCCATTCGTGACGCAGTCACGGAGGAGTGTGGTTACGAGCAGGAATATGCTGGTCCTCACTTCAACGGAGCCAAGAATTGGTATGAGTCATTAGAGCACCTCGCCCAACCGGCAATTGGGTGTGAAACATCGCTTCTTGATTGGGCAGTCGCTGACTACTCCAATCAGTTGGATGAAATTCTAGAAGTGGAAGGTATCACTGAAGGCGTACAACCCCTTTCCGAGATTGAAATTGTCTCTGGACAGGATGGTAAGCGTTTTGTTGATGCCATGAAGCCAAACACCGCACCAGGTTATCCTCTGACGGGACCCAAGAGAAATCATATGATCGATCTTGATCCTAATGACGAGCATAACTGCCCAC